AGAGGCTTTGTATCCAACAACCTATAAATGGTGTGGAGTTTACGATATTCTCAGAATTGCCTTTCATAATAGTAGCGGCTATACGTGAGATATCACCGTAACGTGCAGGCACACGAATAAAATAATCAGTTGTACCATCGTTCATTTTTCTACCCGTCTTTACACTGAACCCACTGAATAATCTTATAAATTGTAAGATATATCTTCTTATTTGTTCGTCATAAAAATGAGTTTGTTTTATTGCCATTTTAATCTACCTTTGGTTTAACTGCTTTTGATAAGTTTACCTTACCTGCAATTACAGTACCATCTTCTAATTTAACGACACCGTCATTATTAATAAATTGATGATGCAAGTGATGACCAACTTCCCAACCACCGTCACTATCTTCAACTTTATACCATTTATCATCTCTATACTGAAATAGTCTAGCAGGTGAATAATCTGTACGTAAGAAGTATGTATTCTCTGGTGGTTCATTAGGAAACTGTGTACCACTGGCAACTGTCGCCATGTCTATGTCTTTAGGGTGTTCTCCTTCTTCTGCATACTGTAAATTATTTGTTCTATAATCCCAATATCTTCCTGGAACATTTTCTTGAGCCTCATCAACGATTGCATCATTGATTTGAAGTTCTTTATTGTAAGTAGATAAAATATTTTTTAAATCATCTGCTTCTTCACCTGTTCCAAGAATATCTGAGTATTCTTGTGAATCTTGTAATTGTTTACAACGTACACGCCAAATATGTGGCCACCAACCTGGATCAAAGCCTTCTGCGGCCTTTGATGCATCTTGTACAACCCAATATTGATTTACAGCCGGAGCATCCTCGTCAAGTAGTAAGTCTTCTCGCATATGAGGTAATTCAATAACATCACCAGTCATTAACTTTCTTCCCATCTTTTCTACCATGTCATTTAAATGTAGAGTAAAGATAATTTGGTCGTTCCCTAAGAACATACCAAATTGAGATAAGTCCATATCTTGGTCTGTTACTGTATAGACACCACGTAGGTCATAGATATTATCGTCATATTTTCTATCACGATTTTCCATGAATAGCAAATCTTGTATTGCTGGTTTTGTAGGGTCATAATTTGGATCAGTTGTATCTTGTGATCCTAAATATTTATGGACAAGCAATGAAGTACCACCATGTTCAAAGTGGGCCTTTACTGACTTATCTATAAATTTATAATCATTTCCCTTACGTGGGTTCCATAAACTTAATCTTGGCATATCTTTTTCCTTGACTTCTATACGTATTTATCTTATTATAACTAAATAGATTTAAAGGGAAAGACCATGAACTACAATAATAATCAAGGCTATATTGTTGTTAGAGACTATTTACCAAGTTTTGCAGTACAACAATTTAAATTATGGGCGTTAAATCCAGAAAGAATTCATCGAGGCAACGCATGTGATGGAAAATATTACGATTCACATGAATTAGGTAGAGAATATGATGTTTGGTGGACTACAAAACCACCATCTGAGTTTTGGAAGCCTATAGTTTGGGGATTAGTAGGTCATATCGATGCAATATTTCAAAAAGGTGCATGGGGAATTTATGCAGTTGATTGTATCACAACAAGAGGTGGTTCTTCAAAAGTTTATGCACATATTGATACTCCTTATAGATTTGAAGAATTCAATCAATCAGATAGAGTACTAGGTGTACAAATAATTATACCACTAGATCCCTTTACTTTAGAAAATGGCGGTACTGCATTTTTACCTGGATCACATTTAGAAAAAATCGATTTCAAAGATTTGGAAGAGAATCGAGAAGCCTATAACGAAAGACTTTTACTTGAAGGACAACAATTTTTAGCCAAACCAGGTGATGTACTAATGTATGATAGTAGAACATTACATAGTACTATGCCTAATCATTCCACACAATTTAGAAGTGCCTTATTAATAAATGCTTTACAAAAAGATATCATAGAAGATGTAAAAATTCTTGATAACAACACGGATCAAGTTAAAACTTGACAAAAATCGAGTATTGTTGTTAAATAGAAATTATAATAAATTGATTCGTAATAACTAATAGGAGTCCATTAATGGCACTGGCAAAACGAAAGAAAAATATCAAGAGAGCCTCACCTCGGAGAGGAGCTAAACTTGAATCTCCTAAATGGGAAGGTTGGGAAACTTGGTCTGGTGAATTATATCATCGTAAAAGTTCTGCGGCTAGAGACTTCTATTATCAAAACTACAAGCCATCAGATTTATTTCCTTTTGCTATACAATGGATGGAAAAAAATGATTATTCCAAGGAAGATATTCGTTGTGTTAAATTAGCACCTGATTATGAAGTAAGTATTACTGCGGCTATTTCTTGTAAATTGCTATTAGATGGTATGCCAGATTTTAATCAAAAAGAAGATGATTACTGGCAAACACTTGCAGGTACAACAGGTCACATACAACCTGTTACAAATTTTGTCAAGAAAAGAATAGTACAGGCTATTGAAAAAGGCAAAGCAGTTAAAGAAGAAAAAGAAGAAAAAGAAAAAGAAGAACAAAAGAAAGCTAATGTTCATAGACCTAGTATTCAAGAATTGTTACGTAAAAAGGCATATTCAATGACAGATGAAATTGATACTTTTATCAATGATTTTGAAATGACTACTGGAGGATTAAAGAATTTTAAACCATTAAGTCTTTTGAGAAAAGTACAAGCTAAGGCAAATCATGCTAAAATAATAAAAGAATTATATGAAGGATGTTTTAAAGAATATGATGAATTGATTAATCCGCCTTCTACAAAAAATATGACAGAAAAAGAACTTGATTGGCATAATCAGTTAATTGAAGGATACCAACATCTAGAAAAATCCGAAATAAAAGCAATGTATGAAATGTATAAATCTATTGTACAAGCATGTGACATGATTATAGCCAATGCTAAATTTGATAGAAAGCCTCGTAAGAAAAAACCTGTTAGTGCGGATAAGCTAGTAAAGAATTTGAAATTTTGCAAAGAACATACAGAAACAGGTTCAGTAAGTATCAATCCTATAGAACTAATAGGAGCCAATATAGCAGTTATCTATAACACGAAAACACGTAAAGTAGGTGTATATCATGCAAGTAGTGTAGACCCAATGGGATTAGGTCGAGAAGGATCTGGACTTAGTATCAAAGGTACTACAATGGTTCGTTTTAAAGAAGATGAAAGTTTGCAAAAGACATTGCGTAAACCACAGGAACAATTACCTATCTTTAAAAAGATAACAAAACGTTCATTAAATAAAGAGTTTTCTGCTATCAAATCTGTCGAGACCAAAATGAATGGCAGAATCAATGAACATACCCTACTTCTCAAAGTATTTTGATAAATATACTTGTAGGAGATACTGACGAGTATCACTATCATTGATAATAATTTTTTATCCCGGGAGAAGATACAATGACAGATAAAAAGAGATATTACTTTGCAGAAGTAAATATTCCAGAAGCTATCAAAACGGCTAATGCTGACATGGATCCGGCAGAAATCTTAAAAATAAAGCTAGAAGAATACGTTACTGCATCTGGTACAAAAAATGCTAGAGCATTAAGAGATATGATTTATGAAGATATTAAGATTTATGGTTGGCACCCAACTGAGGCAAATAAAACTGCATATAGTTTAACATTTATCAACGCAAGACATTGGGACGCATTTAAAGTATATACACCTGATTTCAGAACTTGGTTAAATGATACACATAACATCACGTATACACACGAGGCTCACTCAGATATGCCTTTTGAGATTGCAGAAAAAGACAATCTAAATGGTGCGAATGTTTCACACGAAGGCCATAATATGAATTATGAAGTTGCGAAACATAAAGCATTTTTAGAAGATTTACCAGCATCTCGTGGATTTGAATTTAATTAATCCATAAAATAATCACAAATTTAAAGACCCACTCTTAGGAGTGGGTTTTTTATTACCTCCACAAAATGATAAATACATTATATTGGAGAATAATCAATGCCAAAAAATAGCAAAGTTAGAAATGATTTAATCAAAGAAGTAAGATTACTGCTTGGTGACGGAATGATTGATATAGAATTAGATCCGGATCACTATGATTTAGCAGTAGAAGTTGCTATATCTAAAATCCAGCAAAGATCCGAAAATGCAGTTGAAGAAGATTTCTATGCAATAGAATTAAAAAAGGATCAAGATGAGTATACTCTTCCAGGCGAAATCATGGAAGTAAAACAAATACATCATCGTTCATTTGGTCACGGTATATCAGGTGGTGTTGATATGGATCCATTTGAGTTAGCATATGCTAATTCATATTTCTTTTTAAATAATCACATTGGTGGTATCGCTACATATGATGCATTCTCACAATATCGTGAGGCGTTAAACAGAATTGCGGCTACTGATATTCAATTCATTTGGAATCCAACAACTAAAAAGTTAAAACTATTACGTAAAATGAGGGCAGATGAAATGGTATTATTGCATGTTCATCTTGAAAGACCAGAAGAACAATTAATACAAGACCCTTATTTAAAATCTTGGATGAGAGATTATACACTTGCATATTGTAAGAAGATGTTAGGCGAGGCGAGAAGTAAATTTGGTTCATTACCAGGCGCACAGGGCGGCGTTACATTAAATGGTGATGCAATGAAACAAGAGGCAGATGTCCTACTTGATAAATTAGAAACTGACTTGCAGACGTACACTGACGGATCTGCTCCTCTAGGATTTGTAATTGGATAATTCATCAGCATGTTCATTATTATGGTCTCATGCCAGACTTAAAATAGATGGCACTGTACTTCCTTGTTGTTTTGTAGAAGAAAATAATATACCAAATATTGATGAAGTACCTAAATTATCAGATGGATTACATAACGCATTTAATTCTAAATTTTTCAATGACATAAGAAACAAGATGTTGAAAGGTGAAAGACTTTCAATGTGTGAAAAATGTTGGAAGGCAGAAGATCT